TCTTAAAGATGAGGTCGCCGGAATCCTGACCAAATATGCTCGCGATGCCTATTCCCGATATTCTATGAAACTTGAGTTTCTGGATATCAATGGTTATTGTATGGCTGATGTAATGCGATTACGGGACAAGTTGGAGATTTCACTTAATGCCCTTGGTATCGAGATAGAAGACCAACCATCAGCACTAAGCCCGCAGAAACAAGAAGAGTACAATATTTCAGCGCTGACCACAGCTTTACAAGGAAATTTGGGAGGCGAATCCCGCCCTGGTCGAACTGATAATGATGTCTCTTCGATATCCGCGATTCTGTCAGCCAGGAATGGCCATCACTGTTATAAAATTGAGGCATGTAAAGCGATACTTGCAACAACAAATCCAGCATTTACGAGTACGGTGGATGCTTTGTATCGCTCTAAGCTGGCGGGTGAAATCAGGCTCGTTATTGATGATATTGATTTAACGGCATTATTGTGGTTACGGTCTTGGGATGCAAAAAGTACGCTTCCAACCGACATTTTACTCGACAATGCTTATGCAGCCTGTATGCCTTCAACCTCATTGATGGACGAATTCACAAGGACCGTTGCAAGGCTTCAAAAAGAAGATAAGATTACAGAGGAAGAAGCTTTACTTCTAAGGACGCAGGCTGCGCCAAGAGAAGATTTGTTGAGCGAAACTGAAAACGATACAGCAAGTGTAACGGATAATCTGGTAATAAAAATTCGTGATAAGTATGCGATGTCGCTTACGGAACGAAAAGATACAGAAATTGGAAGCTTAACAACAGAATTGGACAGGGAACGAAAAAAGAAGTTTGCCGCCATAGCAAAAGCAGAGGAACTCGCCGTCCAAAAGAAAGAAAAGACTGTACTTGCTCTTAGAATTATTAGTATTGTTGTCTTCGTTTCGTTACTCGCAACTGCAGCAATAGCCCTAATAATAAGCAATGTGGCTCTGGACGCATCTACTTTTTTGAAAATTGTGCTTGTTTTTATTGGTATTTTGGGGTTTGTTGATTCACTTAAAAGCCGAAGCGGCTGGGTAAGTAAACTTATCAGCCGAGCTGGGAACAAACGGTTTGATACTGTGTACGGTTCAGAGTTAAAGCGTATCGAACAGTATTTTGAATAATCGGAATTTGATATTCATAAAAAGCACTTGTTGTAAACAGGTGCTTTTTTTATGCCCACTTTAGGAGGGAAACGCTTATGAGCATTTTTTCAGGGCTTTTCAAGTCGCGTGACAAGCCTCAAAACCGCACGGCAGGCGGCGGCTACGCTTTCTATCTCGGCGGAACTACATCCGGCAAGGCGGTGACGGAGCGTTCCGCCATGCAGATGACCGCTGTCTACTGCTGCGTCCGCATTCTGGCGGAAGCCATCGCCGGTCTGCCGATCCACATTTACCGCTACAAGGACGACGGCGGCAAGGAGAAGGCGCTCGACCACCCCCTGTATCTGCTGTTGCATGACGAGCCGAACCCGGAGATGAGTTCATTCGTGTTCCGGGAAACGCTCATGACGCACCTGCTTCTGTGGGGCAACGCCTACGCGCAGATCATACGCAACGGCAAGGGCGAGATCGTGGCGCTTTATCCGCTGATGCCTAACAAGATGACGGTCGACCGGGATTCGGACGGCCGTCTCTATTATTCCTATCAACACACGACCGACGAGGCGAACACCATGAAAACGAGCACGGTCGTGCTGAAGCCTTCCGACGTGCTGCACATCCCCGGCCTCGGGTTTGACGGGCTGGTAGGCTACAGTCCCATTGCCATGGCCAAGAACGCCATCGGCATGGCGATCGCCTGCGAGGAGTACGGCGCTAAGTTCTTTGCAAACGGCGCGGCTCCGGGCGGCGTTCTGGAACATCCCGGCACCATCAAAGACCCGGCAAAGGTGCGGGAAGCCTGGCAGTCCCAGTTCGGCGGGAGCGGCAACGCGAACAAGATCGCCGTGCTTGAGGAAGGCATGAAGTACACGCCCATCGGGATCTCTCCCGAGCAAGCGCAATTTCTGGAAACGCGAAAGTTCCAGATCGATGAGATAGCTCGAATTTTCCGGGTGCCGCCCCATATGGTCGGCGACCTTGAAAAGTCGAGCTTTTCTAATATTGAGCAGCAGTCGCTCGAATTCGTGAAGTACACTCTCGACCCGTGGGTATCGCGCTGGGAGCAGTCTATCCAGCGCACGCTCCTTACCCCGGAGGAGAAAAAACTGTATTTTGTGAAGTTCAACGTAGACGGGCTGCTTCGCGGCGACTACCAGAGCCGCATGAACGGGTACGCCGTGGGCCGCCAGAACGGCTGGATGTCCGCTAACGACATCCGTGAGCTTGAAAACCTCGACCGCATTCCGGCAGAAGACGGCGGCGACCTGTACCTCATCAACGGCAATATGCTCCCGCTTGCGAACGCGGGGGCTTTTGCGAATACAGATACCAACGATGATGGAAAGGAGGATGTTTCCGAAAATGAAGAACAAGAAGTTCTGGAACTGGACGAACCAGTCGGAAAGCGAAACACCCGAAGAGCGGGTGCTTGAACTGTACGGCACCATCGCGGAGGAGACCTGGTGGGATGACGACATCACCCCTAAGATGTTCCGTGACGAACTGTTTGCCGGCAACGGCCCTGTGACCATCTGGATCAACTCGCCCGGAGGCGACTGCGTGGCGGCAAGCCAGATCTATTCCATGCTCATGGATTACACCGGCGACGTCACCGTGAAGATCGACGGCGTGGCCGCGTCCGCCGCGTCCGTCATCGCCATGGCGGGGACGAAGGTGCTCATGGCCCCCACGGCTCTGATGATGATCCACAACCCCATGACCGCCGCGATCGGCGACAGCGAGGAGATGCAGAAAGCCATTGAGATGCTCGCCGAAGTCAAGGAGAGCATCATTAACGCCTACGAGATCAAGACAAATCAGTCCCGCGCGAAGCTCTCGCACCTCATGGACGCCGAGACCTGGATGAACGCCAACAAAGCCGTGGAACTGGGTTTCGCGGACGACATTCTGACAGACGACAAAAAGGCTCTCCCGGACGACGTCAGCTTTGCCTTTTCCCGCAAAGCTGTCACTAATTCTCTGCTTGGGAAAATGCACATTCGACCCGCCGAGCCGAAAGCGACTCCCGAAGGACGCTCTGTCGACGAACTCAAAGAGCGCCTGAACGCCATCAAAAACTATATTTAACAGGAGGATCTGACTATGAATATCGTGGAAATGCGCGACAAACGCGCGAAGCTGTGGGCCACCATGGAGGGTTTCCTCGACACCCACCGCACCGAAAAGGGCGTCCTCTCGAGCGACGACGACGCCACCTACAATAACATGGAAAAGGAACTGAACGACCTCACCAACGAGATCCGGCGCATGGAGCGCAAGGACGCCATCGAGCAGGAACTGAAGAAGCCCGTTGACGCGCCTATCACCGAAAAGCCCATGAAGCCCGAAGCGGAGGACAAGCGCGGCCGCGCGTCTAACGCCTACAAGGAGGACTTCGGCCGCCATCTCCGCGGCAAGCTGCTGGTCCACAACGTGCTTTCTGAAGGCGTCGACGCCAACGGCGGCTATCTTGTCCCGGAAGAATTCGAGCGCCAGATCGTTACCGCGCTGGACGAATTCAACGTGATGAGGACCCTCTGCAAGGTCATCACCACTGCAAACGAGCGCAAGATCCCCGTCGCCGGCACGCATTCCGCCGCCGCGTGGACTGCCGAGAACGCGCCCTTCACCGAGAGCAACCCCACGTTCGACCAGAAAACCATCGACGCCTACAAGCTCACCGACCTCATCAAGGTCAGCATCGAGCTGCTCGAGGACAGCGCTTTCGACCTCGAAACCTACATCGCCCAGGAGTTCGCGCGCGCCTTCGGCATTGCCGAGGAAGAGGCGTTCTGCACCGGCGACGGCGCCGGCAAGCCCACCGGCCTGTTCACCGCCAACGGCGGCACGGTCGGCGTTACTACCGCAGGAGCAACCATCTCCGCCGACGACGTGATCTCTCTCGTCTACGCGCTGAAGTCTCCGTATCGCAGAAACGCTCGTTTCCTGATGAACGACTCCACTGTTGCGCTTCTTCGCAAGCTGAAGGACGGCAACGGCGCGTACCTGTGGCAGCCCTCCGTGCAGGCCGGTCAGCCTGACAAGCTGCTCGGCTACGACCTCTTTACCAGTCCGTATGCGCCCACCGTCGCGGCAGGCGCGTTTGCCATCGCGTTCGGCGACTTCAACAACTACTGGATCGCCGACCGCACCGGCAGAACGGTTCAGCGCTTGAACGAACTGTATTCCACCAACGGCCAGGTCGGCTTCGTCGCCACCGAGCGTGTGGACGGCAAGATCATCCTGCCCGAGGGGATCCAGCTCATGCAGGTGAAAGCCTAACGAAGGGAGGCGGCGGTGATGAGCGCCCTTCTTGAGAAGGTCAAACAGAATCTGATCCTTGAGCACGCGGCGGACGACAAGCTGATCGAACGACTCATCACCGCCGCGATCTCTTACGCTGAAAGCTATCAGCATATCGCGGCCGGTTCCTACGCCGATGAAAGCAAGATGCCGCCTACGACGGAACAGGCGGTGATCATGCTGGCAAGCCACCTGTACGAGTCGCGCGACGGTTCCACGGGCGGCTTTTTCGCCGACAGCGTGCAGGCCGGACAGCAGGTCTGGAACACTGTCAACCTGCTGCTCCGGCTTGACCGGGATTGGAAGGTGTGATCATGAGCTATGGCAAGATGAACACTTTTATAGAACTCATTGCAACGACTATCGGAAAGGACGACGAGGGGTTCAGCACAGGGAGCGACGTCGTCCTTGCGTCGGTCAGAGCTTATCGGGAAGGGCGGCACGGCAGCCAGAAATGGGCAAACCGCGCCGCTTTTTCTGAAGCTACCGATCTTTTCCGATTCCGTGTCATTCCGGGTGTTAAAGTCACCACGCAGCAAGTCATAGTGTGCGACGGCGGCCGGTTCGACATTACCTCCGTCGAGGATGTGAGCGGTAAAGGAATGTATGTGGAAGTCCTCGCAAAACAGGTGGTGAGCGCAAGTGGCTAAAGCAACCATCCAGCTACCGGAGGATTTCCTGCTGAAGCTCTCGCGGCTCGGCGACAAGACAGACGAGGTGTGTGAAAAAGTTCTGGAAGCCGGCGCGAAAGTCGTGAAGGAAAAGGTGGCGACAAATCTGAGCGCCGCCATTGGTAAAAACCTTAAGACTAAGAGCCGCTCCACCGGACAGCTCCAAGCCGCGCTTGGCGTGTCCAAGGCGCGCCCAAACAGGAACGGTGATTATGACATAAAAATCGGATTCGCCGAACCGCGCGACAAGGGCATCTCAAATGCCGGCGTGGCCTCCATTTTGGAATACGGGAAAAGCGGCCAGCCGCCGCGGCCGTTTCTGAAACCGGCGCAGTCCGCAAGCAAGGACGCCGCTATCGATGCAATGAAAGCCGCGTTTGAAGAGGAGGTGCAGAAGCTATGAGCCTGCTGTCCGAATTGAACGCGCTGCTTTCGCCGCTCGTAAGCATCGAGACAGGTGTGTTTTCCGGGCCGCCGCCGGACCGCTACCTTGTGATGACTCCGCTGTCGGATACATTTGGGCTTCATGCAGACAACCGCCCGGCGGCCGAAGTGCAGGAAGTTCGGCTGTCCCTTTTTGACAAGGGCAGCTACACGGCTATTAAGAACCGGATCGTCCGCGTTCTGCTGGATGCGGACGTCACCATAACAGACCGCCGTTATGTCGGGCACGAGGACGACACCGGCTATTACAATTATGCCATCGACGTGGCAAAAAACTACGAATTGGAGGAATAGGACTATGGCAACAATCGGCCTGGATAAACTCTACTACGCGAAGATCACGGAGGACGAGGACGGCAACGAGACCTACGGCGAGCCGACCGCGCTTGCAAAGGCCATGAAAGCCGACCTGACGGTCGAACTTGCGGAGGCTACGCTGTATGCCGACGACGCGGCCGCCGACGTGGTCAAAGAATTCAAGCAGGGCAAGCTTTCGCTCGGCGTCGACGATATCGGCGTAGTCGCGGCGCAGGCCCTCACAGGCGCGAGGCTGGACGACAACAAGGTCCTGATCGCCGCGAGCGAGAATTCCGGCTCTCCCGTCGCGGTGGGCTTCCGCGCGAAGAAAGGAAACGGTAAATACAGATACATCTGGCTCTACCGGGTCATTTTCGGAGTGCCTGCCACGAACCTTCAGACAAAGGGCGACAGCATTACTTTCTCGACGCCTACCATCGAGGGGACAGTGATACGCAGGAACAAAGTGGACGGCAAGGGCGAACATCCCTGGGAAGCCGTCGTGAACGAGGATGACACCGGCGTTTCCGCGGCGACGATCGCCGGCTGGTATACGACCGTCTATGAGCCGAGCTTTACTACCGCGGCAGGATGAAAGGAAAGATTATGGACATCGATAATGAAAGAACCGCTGTTATCAAGATCGGCGGCGCTGAATACCCTATGGTTCTTACTACCCGTGCGACGAGGGAAATCGCGAAACGCTATGGAGGCCTTTCCGACCTGGGCGACAAACTCATGAAATCGGAGAACTTCGAGCAGGCTTTGGACGAGGTAGTGTGGCTGATCACGCTTCTCGCGAATCAGGGGGTGCTTATACACAACCTGCAGTACCCGAAGGATCAGAAGCCGTTGCTTACGGAAGAAGCCGTAGACCTTCTGACTACTCCCATGGATCTTTCGGGTTACAAAGACGCCATTCTTGAAGCAATGTACAAGGGCGCGAAACGCAATGTCGAGGGCGAAACGGAGCCTTCAAAAAACGCGGCGGCCGGGTAAGCGACGAAGAGTTGTTCACCCGGCTGCTTTATTACGGGACAGTCCAGCTTGGCCGCCCGGAGACGGAAACGTGGCTTATGCCGATCGGCTTGCTGCTGGATCTCCTGGAATGCCACAGGCAGTGGAACGGGCTGTCGAAACCGAAGCGGGAGTATTACATCGACGATGTTATTCCAGAAGGCATCTGACAGCAGCCGCGCAATACGGGAGGAGGTGTGTACATGGCGGATAATTTTGGCCTGAAACTTGGCATTGAGGGAGAAAAGGAATTTAAAAAAGCCCTCTCGGACATTAATGCTCAGTTCAAAGTCCTCGGCTCGGAAATGAAACTCGTCGAGTCTGAATTCGGCAAGGAGGACAAGAGCGTTGAATCGCTCACCGCCAAAAACAAAGTCCTCGGCAAGGAAATCGAGGAGCAGAAAACCAAGGTCTCTACGCTCGAAAAAGCACTCCAGAACGCCTCCGATTCATTCGGCGAAAACGACCGTCGCACCCAGGCCTGGGCCGCGCAGCTCAATAACGCAAAAGCAGACCTTAACAATATGGAGCATGAGCTCCAAGCCAATGAGAAAGAACTCAACACCACCGGCGACGACATGGAATCTGCCGCCAAAAAGACCGGCGACTTTGACAAGCAGGTCGCCGAAGCCGGGAAGACGGCCGACGATTCCGGCGGCAAGTTCGATAAGCTGAACGGCATCCTGAAAGGCGTCGGCGTTGCTCTCGCCGCCGGCGTAGCCGCGATAGGCACCGCCGCGGTTGCGGCCGGCAAATCCCTCGCGGATATGGCCGTGAGCGCCTCTTCATACGCGGACGACATTCTGACGCAGAGCACTGTGACCGGGATGAGTACGGAGAGCCTTCAGGCTTATTCCTATGCCGCCGAACTGGTGGATACGTCGCTCGAGACCGTCACGAAGAGCATGGCGAAAAACATCAAGTCGATGTCCAGCGCCGCCGGCGGATCCGCCGCGTATGCCGATGCGTACAAGAGGCTCGGCGTGGAAGTGACAAACGCCGACGGCACCCTCCGCAACAGCGAAGACGTCTACTGGGATTGCATCCACGCGCTTGGCGGAGTGTCCAATGAAACGGAAAAGGACGCTCTTGCGATGCAGATCTTCGGGAAGAGCGCCCAGGAGCTGAACCCGCTCATTGAAAAGGGCAGCGCGGGCATGGCGGAGCTTACCGACGAAGCAAAGCGCATGGGCGCCGTCATGTCGGATGAGACTCTTGCGAAGCTTGGCGCGTTCGACGATTCCATTCAGCGACTCAAATCCGGGTCGGAAGCGGCGAAGCGGGTCATGGGCACCATCCTTCTTCCACAGCTTCAGACGCTCGCGGACGACGGCGTGTCTCTGCTCGGACAGTTTACATCCGGCCTCGTCGACGCCGGCGGGGACTTCGACAAGATAAGTCAGGTCATAGGCAGCACGCTCGGGTCCGCCGTGGATATGCTCATGCAGGAGCTTCCCAAATTCGTGAAGGTCGGCCTCGACATGGTCACGTCCATAGGCGGCGCCATCGTGGACAACCTGCCGACCATAATGGACGCGGTGGCGCAGATAGCGACCACCCTGCTGGAGGGCATCATCAGCGCGCTTCCGCAGCTTGCCGAGGGCGCTCTGCAGCTCGTGCTTGCACTGGTGCAAAGCATCATCGACAATCTCCCGGCGCTCGTTGAAGCCGCGGTCCAGATGGTGGCCGCGCTCGCAAGCGGGATAGCCGAGGCGCTGCCGACCTTGATACCCTCCCTGGTGCAAGCCGTGATCATGATCGCGCAGACGCTTATCGACAACATCGACCTGCTCGTACAGGCCGCGCTGCAACTGATCACCGGCCTCGCGCAGGGGCTCATCGCCGCGCTGCCCGTCCTCATTGAGGCGCTGCCTCAGATCATAAGCAGCCTCGTCACCACTCTCCTGCAGGCAATTCCGGAGATCATCCAGACAGGCATCACACTGCTGACGGCTCTGGTGCAGGCTCTGCCTGACATCATTACCGCTATCGTAGCGGCCGTCCCGGAGATCATCGCCGCTATCGTAAAGGCGCTCGTAGATAATATGCCGGTCATCATCGAGGCTGGCATCGAGCTGTTTGTGGCTCTTGTGCAGGCCTTGCCTGAGATCATCATCGCTATCGTCAAGGCCATACCAGAGATCATTACGAGCCTCGTTAACGCTTTCACCGAATATCATCCTTCGATAGTCGACGCCGGCGTGCAGCTTTTCAACTCGCTTGTACAGAATATTTCGAGCAGCATTTCCAATATCGTCAGCGCGGTCGGCGACATAGTGACGTCGATAGTGAACGCCTTCAACAATCTCATGTACAAGATCACGAACATCGGCGTGAGCATAGTCAACGGCGTATGGAACGGCATAAAGAGCATGGCTTCGTGGTTCGCTTCTCAGGTGAGCGGCTTCTTCTCCTCTATCGTGGACGGAGCGAAGAGCCTCCTTGGAATACACTCGCCGTCTACCGTGTTTGCCGGGATCGGCAAATATATGGCGGAGGGCCTCGGGAAAGGCTTCACAGGCCAGATGGGCAGGATCTCGCAGGACATTATCGGCAGCATTCCGACCGACGTGGACGCGAACGTGAACGCGAATCTCAGCGGGAACATCGTAAACGGGCTTGTGGGCGGCTTGTCGTCCGTGCTCGGAGGTGGACAGAAGGTCACCGTTCAGGTGGTGCTCGACAGCCGCATCGTTGCGCAGACCATCTTTGACCCGCTTCGGGAAGTTTCAAAGCAAAGGGGTGTGTCTTTTGGATAAGGTTTCTATAAGCAGTCAGGACGGGACTACGACTATCACCATGCCGAGAGTCAAGTCCGTGACTGTCGGCGCCTCCGAAGTATCGAAAAGCGTCACCATGGCCTCCGGGAAAGTCGTAAAAGACATGATCGGGTTCAGGCCGACCGTCACCGCGCAATGGGACTGGCTCCCGGCCAATACGATTTCCGCGCTGGCAAAGCTTCTCGCAAGCGGCGGCTTTTTCAGCGTAAAATACCCTGCTCCGGCGGGAGAGGCAAGCGGCACGTTCGAAATTGACTATCCGACCATGAGCGTTTTCGCGTATAAAAACGGCGTCCCGGTCTGGCACGACGTAAAGCTAACCATGACGGGCCAGGGGGTGATGACTTGAACGCTTATCCCGACGCGCGCTGGGTCGCGCTGAAATTCGTGTTCGAATTCATCGACCAGCAGGCAAATAAAGACGCGGCGCCGTCTGTATCCGGGGAGGACGCAATTTCACAACTGCCCCAGGTGCTGGACGGCGTCTTCGACGGCGAGGACGCGTTTACGATCCTTGAGCATAACCGCTGGGGCCTTAGCCGGGATTTCAAGCCGCTGCCGGACGACTACTCGACCGTTCAAACCGGGTGGGTCTCTTCCGAGCAGGCAGGTTCAGACGGCGTGTTTACGAGGGAGCCATACCTGGAGTTCACATTCTCTGAAGCACACTCGAGCATAGGATTTACCCTCCATTTTGAAAAGAGCACGGGCGCGCACAGCAACAGGCTGAGCGTAGTTACTTTTGGGGCGGACGGCTCGGTGATAACGCGGGCGGACGTCGTAAACCACAGCGCGGTGTGCGTGATCAACCTCCTTACGCCCAACTACACGCGCGTGCGCTTCACATTCCATGAAATGTCCCGCCCGTTCAGCAGACTGAGAATATCCCAGGTCGTTTTCGGCATCATCGAGACGTTTGCGAACGATAGCATTTCCCAGACAAGCCTCGAATATGAGCTCGACCCCGTCGCGGACAGCCTGCCTTCGCGCAAGGCCGTGTTCAAGATCGACAACAGCGACCGCCGCTTCGACCTGATCAACCCGAGAGGGATTTATGCGTATCTTCAGCAGCCGCAGTCTTTCCATGTTTATATGGGCGTCGGGGAAACGCGCAAGACGATAGAGTATGCCGCTATGGGCAGCTTTTACTTTACGACCGCCAGCGCGGAGGACAGCGGCCTTACCGCTGAGATCACAGCCTATGACTGGTTTTACTGGATGGATAAGACGACGTATTCCAACGCGGCGGCTGGCGAATGGACGCTTGCCGAGGCGGTTCCGACTATCCTTCAAAGCGCGGGCATCACCTGCGACGTTTCCATTCCCGGAAGTTCGGCGGCTGTTAAGCTGAACAAAGTCAAGGATTCCATGTCGCACCGCGAGGCTCTCCGGCTTGCCGTTCAAGCAGCGTGCTGTACCGCATACTTCGACCGGACCGGAACTTTTGTCGTGCTCGACCTGGCTTCAGGTACTCCAACCGGCGCGCTTGACAGCAATAACATGAGCGCGCCGCCCAAAGTGACCATCGACCAGAAAGTGAACAGCGTGGAGCTGTCCGCTACTGACGCCGCGACAGGCACCGAGGTCGTGTATACCGCTTCAAATGTTGGCGAGCACGAAATGGTGCAGAAGAAAAGCGTTACAAACAACATGGTCCACTCGACGATGGGCCAGAAAGTAGCGGACTGGCTTTTGCTGCGCTCACAGTCCAGGCTGACGTACCACACTTTTGAACGCGGAGATCCGTCTGTTGAACTCGCCGACACGGTCCGTATCTACGACTACTTTGGAGTCAACAGAAACGCCGTGATAATAAAACAAGAACTGACATTCGACGGCGGCCTGAAGGCGGAAAGCGAGGCGATCACTGTTGCCGCTACCTGATATGATCACCGACCGCGCCGCCGCGGACGCCGAACGCTGGGAATACCTACGGGACGCGCTCGACTCGGGCGGCTGGGGTTCTCTGACCGACGAGGAGAAAAACGAGTGGCTTACCTGTGTCAAGGGCGGCTATAACTACACCGACCTTAATCGCGTGGGCGAGGCGGTTTCCTACCTGGGCGGCAGATTTATTCAGCTCGTAGACCATTTCACCGATTATAGAAAGCAGTATGACGTCGCTCATGATGAGCTGCTCGACGTGCCGTACAAGAAGAGAGACGTGGCCTTGGCGCCAAAAACCGACTGGCATCGGGACGACGTCTTTTTCGCGTCCCAGGCCGCGCAATACCTCGCCGACCTGACGGTCCTGCGCGGCTTGATATCGCTTCCCGACAACACGGCGGTCGTGCCCCCGGACATGGAAGGACTGACCATCGAAGAAGCAAATGACATTGAAAAGCTGCTGGTAGCAGTCGATTCCGCGGCAACGCGACTGACGGAACTGCTCGAGCTTTGGATCCGAAACACCGCCGCCGCCTGGGCATTTTGCGGCGAACCATTCTGCGGGGAGATGAATACAACATGAAAGACAGAACGCCGACAAAGCCTAACCGCGTCAAGCTGACGCGCGATAACGGTACGAGCGAATACGTTAAATGGGAGCGCGCGGACGAGCCCGTGGCTGAAGGCACGCCCATCAACAAGGCGACGCTGCTTACAGACGAGACCGCCTATCTGCTTGAACTGAAGAAAGCGGACCCCACTCCGGACGACGCCTTTTCCCAGATAGCTAAGAATTTTACCGGCGACAGAGGGATGAATATAAACCTCTTGGAGGAGATGATCACCATGAAATACTGCAAGGTCATAGAAACTGAACAAACCGCTTTGAATCCGTGGCTGGCGGCCGGAGCCTGCAAATGCGTCGCGGATTCATATACGGGCAGCTACAGATACTATGCGAGGATCGTGGCGGATTCATCCGTCTTTGAAGTCAGGCGCGTCAACAAATCGACCGGCGAGATTGTTGATAGCAGCATCGCGCTGGGGGCGGTTTTGAACTACTACAGAACGAACAGCTATCAAACCGTTTGGTACGGAAGCATCGTACCCGTTGTAGTTCGCCACTCGGACCACATGATCTTCATGTATAACGCCGGATACTATTACAATTCAGCTTATAAATCCGTGGTTGGAACCGTTTGCTACGACACTACGACGGGTACTCTCATTTCTATTGGAACGGTATCCACGACGTCGTCCAATGTCACTTCTGGTTATACGTCATGGAATTATACCGGCATCTATGCGACGCCGGGCAGTATGCTTGCCAACGCGGTGCGCACTGACAGCGGCGTGATCCGGTTCTGGGCAGGATACAACTCTACTTATACCGGATACGTATACAGCATGAAAGAGGGTGGAGCATCATTTTCCGCCTATACAAACTATTACACCGGCGGCATCTCTGACAATCCGTATTATCCGTACTATGTGGTGCTGTATAAAAACGATTATGCCCACATTACCAACACCGGGTATCAATATCATCTGCAGTTCACCGATGTGAATGCCGCGACGTTGCTTACGTCCTTCTCTCTGTCCAGTACCACGAACTATTCAAATATGTATCAAGCAACCGGAGCTGATTCCAACAAAGGCGGTTACCCAAGGAGTCTCACGTACTCCAACGATGGATTGACGTCGTACTTTTCTTTCAATATTCGCAGTTCGCCATATACGATCTGCCGCTGGACGAACACCTCCAAGGTGGCTGGACCGACGTATTCCGTCATCAGCGCAAACACATCGGCAGCTACGGAGTTTTGGACGCTTTCCAGCGGCACCGACAGGCGGATCACGGCAAGCGGAGACACGCTGTTTGTGGATAAAAGCACGGGAAAGTACGCGCAAAGCATGACTTTTTCGGCGAGGCCAGCGGCCTCAAATTACTATAACTACACCACTATTGAAACGACCGCTACGGTTCTT